ACCTCGAAGAGCAAAAATATTGGGGTGAAACGTACAGCATTGAAAAAATGTTTACCTTCACTGCCGAACGTGCTTACAAGCAAGCAGACGCCATGCTGAAAGCGAGGAAGTGATGCTCACCCCAATCAAATGCAGATGGTTCAACAGTCGCGGGACAGTTGGAATTGTCATGGCCGAGGACGAACTTGGTGAAATTTTCTATCTGATTGGAGCTGGTGATGGACTCAACGAAAACATTGACGTCAACCTCATCACGTCATTTGGAGCACGGTTTCCCAATGATCTCGGCGATGCTCTCTTTGGAAGAACAAGAGCACCAGCAGTGGCTAAACGACCCGCAAGCGCAAAAAGAGTATCAACAGTGGCTAGAAAAGGAGTACCCATCAAGAAAGCAAAACCATCACTTAGAAAGTCTGGAAAGTAAATATGCAGGTAATTTTTGGAGAAATAGCATGAGTTTTTTTGTTGAAAGCACAGGAAATAAAGAGTTCAAGATGGTTCCTCCGGGCAGTCATCTTGCCCGTTGCTACCGCATCGTGGACGTGGGCACGCAATCGTCTGAGTGGCAGGGCCAGCAAAAGTTTTTGCGCAAAATCATGATCGGCTGGGAGATCCACAGCGAGGAGGAGAACGGCGCCCCGCTGCTGACCGACGAGGGTGAGCCGCTGGCAATGTTTAAAAACTACACCTTCTCATGGAGCGAGAACGCCAACTTGCGCAAGGATCTGCAAGGCTGGCGCGGCACCCCGTGGACAGACGCAGAAGCTGATCGCTTCGATTTGAAGAACATTCTGGGCCAGTGGTGCATGTTGAATGTCATCCACGCCGAGGGCAAGAACAACAAGGTCTATGCGAATGTCGCCAACATTACGCCCGTCCCCGGCATCATCAAGAAGTCTGGTCTGCCAACTGGCGTTAACTCGCTCCAGATGTTTCGCTTGGCCGAGCCTGACTGGGCTATGTACGAGACCTTCTCGAAGGGCCTCAAGGCAAAGATCGAGGCGTCCCCAGAGTTCCGCATGGCATCGAAGGGTCGCTCCTCCGCAGCCTCCGCCTCTGCGCCGTCCTCTGGCTTTGACGACATGGCCGACGATCTGCCCTTTTAGACCATGCAAATAGATCTCTTCAGTGCATCAGAAAAAGGTCATGCTGCTGCAAAAGCATCGGCTGACCGCGCTGACCGTGAGATTGACGAATGGACTGAAAAGGCGGTGGCTTTGTTTGCAGATTATGCAAAACAGGCACCGTTTCCATTTCTCACGGAAGATGCTCGGGAATTTGCCGAGTTTTGCGGCCTTCCCAGCCCTCCAGACGGACGGGCATGGGGGCACGTAGCCAAGCGATGTCAACGAAGCGGCCTGACCGTGTCTGCTGGCTTCGCATCGGCCAAGTCGTCCAACGGTTCTCCCAAAGTTTTATGGAAAGTCAAAACCCAATGATTGTCGAACGACCACAAGAAAGTACGCACTGGTACGCCAAAGACGGCTCACCAGCCTACACGGTGACTGCAAAGAACGGTGAGCAGCGCAATACGACCCTCAGAGACGCCAAAAAGATGGGGCTGCTACCTTCGGTCACCACCATCATGAAAGCCGCTGCAAGCCCCGGATTAGAGGCTTGGAAGATGAACCAGATGATGCTGGCAGCCTTGACCCTCCCAAGGGGTGACGGCGAAGGCGAAGAGTCGTTCATCAAGCGCATTCAGAGTGACTCGCGGGAGCACGCCAAGATGGCTGCTGAACGAGGGACAGCGGTCCATGCGGCAATTGAGCGCTTCTACGAGGGGCACATCGAGGCCGACAGCCTGCCTTACCTCGAGGCTGTCTACAGAGCAGTTGATGAAAAGTTTGGCAATCTGAACTGGTCGGTTGAGAAGTCATTTGCCTACACCTCGTCGCCGTTCGGCTTTGCTGGAAAGATCGACATGCACAGCATGGACGGCGAGGGTGTGGTCATTGACTTCAAGACCAAGGAGTTCACAACCGAATCACTGGAAAAGGTCACAGGCTTTGACGAGAACGTCATGCAGCTCGCAGCCTACAGGGCGGGCTTGGCAATAACCAAAGCACGCTGCGCAAACGTCTTTGTCTCGGTCACTGAGCCGGGGCTTGTCGTGGTCAAGGAGTGGACGCAAGAAGAGCTGGACCGTGGCTGGTCGATGTTCGATGCACTCAAGACCTTTTATTACGCCAAATCACAACTCTAAGGATTCCATCATGGCAACAGCACCCTTCCGCATTTACATAGTGACCGACAGCAGCAATGACTCCCGCCTTGTCAAAGCTCAGAACCCACAGCAGGCCATCAGCCATGTTGCTGGCAGCACCTTCACCGTGCGCAAAGCAACGCCTGAGGATGCGTTTACAGCCGCCCAGCAGGGCAAGCAAATCGAGCTGTACAAAGACACGGCACAACAAGAGCTTGAAATCTGATGGGCTGGGTCATTGGCTTGGCCTGCCTTCTGGCTTGGTTCACTCACATCTTCACTTGCTTCTCGCAAGGGCTGTGGGGCTTTCTTTTAGCGGGGGCAATCATGTTCCCAATCGGCATTCTTCACGGCATCTGGCTGTGGTTTAACTAAGGATTCATCATGTTCATCTCAAAATACGAGAAAGAAAAACTTCAGCAAAAGGTAGACGACCTGTCGCTTCTTGTGACTCAAGCAACAGACCGCGCCAACAGGTCTGAAGAAAAGCTCTTGGAGCTGTCTTCGAAACTTTTAAGCATCGAAGAGGTGCAAATAAAGCATCGGTTAAAAGTCACCGAAGTTATCAACGAGTTTGACGAGATTGAGGGATTGAGCGATGAAGTCGTTGCAAAGATCACAACCTGTGACTCTCGGATTCAAGGGCTGGAGAATTTTTTTGCATCACGCTATCGTCACTACGATGACATGGACAAAGAGTTGCAGTCTTTGTCCAAAACAAGCAAGGGTGCAACCGTAGATATTTTAGAACTCAAGGAAAGACTTGATAAGTTTATTGACCGGCAAAATCTCTGCAACTCAAAGTTTGGTGAACACATAAAAACACTGTTTGCCGACCAAAAGATAACAAGAGGTGTTCTTTTTGGATTGAAAAAAGACGTAACAGACAACAAGAAAGATTTTCACAAACTTTGCAAAATTGCAGTCACTCGTGATGATCCTGTTTTTGTTTTTGGAGGTGAAGAAAACTTGCCCGCCAAGGTAGTTGGCAAGGCAAGAAAAATTAAATCAACAAAGGGCATCAAGTCTGGGCCACTGGTCAAAACACTTGAAGCTCCTTGGGGGGTCAAAAAAGATGGCTCACCACGCAAGCGCCCCGGCAGACCAACCTTGATCAAGCTAGAAGGAGCAAAGAATGCGCAACCCGTATCTGTCTAAGGAGGAGGTCGTTAAGACCTTCCTGAGCAAGATTGCAGTTCACCTCGACGAGAGCCACGAGTTCTCGGCAGAGGACTTGGAGAAGATCGCTACGGGATTCATCATGGAAGCGATGCCAGCGATTGTTCGCCTAGAGCGCCAGCAGTGTATTGACTTCGCCAAAAGCCTGAACAGGTTTGTTGGCGAGAAGCTGCAAGAAAAGCGCGGCAGTCTGTAAAAAAAAGGCCCCCAGAGATGGGGGCCGAACCTTGCATGGCCTACGGTCTAGCATACCTGAACGATGGCGTCTGCGTTTGCAGAATTTCTTCTGGCGTAAGTGGGATCTCTGCATCGTCTGGCACGCTGCGCAGCTTGTCGCGCAAATACTGCGTCAGGGGCGATGCTGCCGACACTACGGCACCGATGGCACGTATCTTCGGGTTGGGCATCATTTGCATCGCACCGCCTATGCCGCCTGCGGCAGCAATAGTAGCGCCAGTGGTGTCACCCTGCCGTAGCCTTGCATCAGCTTCCTGTGCGGCCATAGCTGCTGAGAGGCCACCCAGCCCGCCCATAGTGATTGGTGAGTTTAAAACGGCACCAGCGCCCCGCTTGGCGACTCCTGCGGCCTGCGACAGTGCGCTGGGTGGGGTGGGAGGTGGTAAAGCGGCGGATACGGGTGCAGCAACAGGTATTTGCGTAAGCCCACTGGGGCCTTGAACATAGTTCGCCCGTGGGACGCCGCCGCCACCTTGCTGGGGCGTCATGATCCCGCCAAAACGAGGGTTTTCCACAAACTGGTTGGGGAACAACTGTTGCACTCGGCCAAGACCCTCTCGCCGCTGAGTCGTCAGATCATGAACTCCACCAGCTTGTTTGGTCATGTCCAGCGCCCGACCAGCTTCAATGTCAGACAGGCCAAAAGCCTTGCCGTAGTTGTAGGCGCCAGCCCCACCCATCTGCTGAAGAGGCGCAGCAGGCCCGCCAACAGGTCCAGCGGGCCCACCAGCAACTGGCCGAGCCATTGGACCACCAGCGGGAGCGCTGGGAGCGGTAGGCGAAGGAGCTTGTGCAGCGGCCAATGCTCCGGGTATCTGCCGGATAGCAGCAGCCGTGTCGCCGACATTTTGGGCAACGTCCAGTCCTTTGGACAGCGCAGCGCCAGCACCCATGCCCATGGCGCCAGCAGCAATCCGCGCCTTGTTTGCCATGAAGTCGCTCTCGGACGCGGGGGTTGGCACCGGCTCGGGCACAGCCTCAGGCTTTGACTCGCTTGGGGCAAAGCCACCCAGACCTCCGATGTCTTTGAGGTAACCCTTGGTGGACTCTGGCAAAGCGTTTTTGTCAGGGTCTGTGAAGTACGGGTGGTTGTGCCCAGCGTTGTACCCAGCCGCAGCCAGTACGGGGTCGCCAAACTTGTCCAGACCCTGCTTGAGATAGGTCAGGCCGATTGTGATGTTCTTGTTTGGATCTTTCAGATCTTCAACAGTAAAGCCCATCATCTCGGCTGTCTTTGGCATGACCTGCATCAAACCAATTTCGCCGCTCGTGCCGTTTTTGGTGTTGGGGTTTAGACCACTCTCGCGGAAGGCCAAGGCCACGGCGAGTTTTGGGTCAATGCCCATCTCTTTGGCCTTGCGGGCAATATCTAGCGCAACCTGCGCTTGATCTTCATTGAGTTTTTTGAGTAGTTCGTCCATTACCGTACTCCAAGTTCTTCACGCAGCCTGCGCCCCGCTGGGCCATAATTTCCAGCCGCTGGGGACTGGGTTTTCGGTGCGGGCCTACTGACGCCGAAGCTGCCCGCTATCCCAGCTATTTTGTTTAGGTAATCTTGAGCCATACGCTGGCCCTGAGGCGTGTCCATAAACTCGTCAGCATCCATCTTGCTCGTACGAAGAGCAGAGGCACGCTTGCGATCAAAATCCGCACGAGCCTCCATCATGCTCAACTTGGACAAGATTGTTTGAGGATTGTCTTTGGGTGACAAGGTTGCGTCACCAAACAAACCACGCTCGAAGTTGGAAATTGCGCCCTGACCCGCAGCGAGCTTGGCCTGCTGGAGCTGGATGTTCGCCATTATGGAGAGGCCAAACCGATAGCGGTCAATCTGGTCTTGCGGCAGGCCGAGGTTCCTCAATGTGTCTTCCAGCGCACCAGCACGAATGCTGGTGGAGCCGGGGCTTTGAACACCCTCTTGCACAAGATTCAACAGAGCCGTACCAAAATCTGGGCGGTTAAAAATACCAAAAATTTCTTTGGCATCGGGGCGACTTGCAATTGACCTAAGAGCGGAATACGAGGCCATGCGGCCAGTCGCATCTTTTCCTGCTTCAATTGCCTCCTGAGTTCTGCCTACTTCAGCTTCGGCGGTTTTCGTGCCTTTTGTCTTTGCCGCCGCAGCCTCAGCTTCTTGCTGCTGTACGGTCGGACGCAATTGCGGCTTTGCCCCGGCGGGTGCTGGAGGTGCTGCTCCATCGACTGCTACTGGTGGAGGGGCGGCTGGGGTTGCGCCACGGAATACATCGATGAACTCTTTGCCCCTACCTTCCGAATCAGCCAGCTTGTACTGGCTGTACTCGTAAGGCGTCATGTTGAATGTGCCATAAGTAGTCGTAAACGGCTCTTGCTTCTGACCCGGTATTTCAAGGTTGAGATACTTCTGAGTGTCCTGATCAAAAACAATTCCGTTCATAGAAATTTTGAAACGCTCACGATCTGACGTCACCATGTCTTGCAGGATCTTAGCCTTTTCAGCCATGCCCGGCATGCTGGCAAGGCGAGCAATGTCTTGAGAAGTAATCACACGGCCCTGAGGAGCGCTAACTGCTGGGGCTCCAGAAGTCGGTGCTGTTCCACCTAGCGTGCTTGCAGCGGGTGGAGCGGCGCCCGGTTGAGCTGCACTGGGTTGAGCTGCACCGGGCCGCCCACGAGACATCATCTCACGGAAAACTTTATCACCAGCGGTTGTTTGATAGGTCTGCAAGCCCTGCTGAGCAAGCTCCATGCGCATTCCCGCCAACTCACGCGCACGTTTTTGTTCGCCTTCTTGTGAGGTGCCAATTGCTCCAGCCACATTGCCAATAACCTCACCAAAAGAACCAGTCTTCGTTGGCGAAGCCAAGGCTTGAGAAATTGCCAAAAGCATCGGGTCAAATGCTTGATTTTCACGAGCACTAAGGGCTTGGCGCAAGTTCTCTTGCGCGTCCTTGTAGTCCTGAACGCGCTGCTGACCTTCTTCAGTGTCAGCATATAGGGATAAAGGTGATGTCTTGGCCATAATTTTCCCTGTTATTCAATTGGGCCACTGAGCTGCTGTGGAAGGCCGGTAGGCAAATTGCTGCCAATAAAATCAATCAGCCTGTTGCCAACTGCGTCTTTGCCGCTGAACGCAGCGCCAACCAGAGTTCCAAGACTTCCGATTTGCGAAAGCGCGGATGGCGCATAAGAGGTTGGAAGCTCTTGTTTGACCGTGTTGGTAGTTGTTGGGTACGTGTAACCACGAAGAATCTGGGCAACGTTTTGCGCTCGAGTCAGTGGAGCTTCGATCTTAGATTGTTCGTAGCCCAACTCTTGCGTTCCGATGTCACCAAGGGCCTTGAGGCCTGTAAGACCTGCTTGCGACTCTTGCGCTCCAAGACCGCCCAAGGCTTGGCCTGCTTGGATGTCATAGCCGCGATCACGAAGTGCCGCCTCAAGGGCAGACTTGTATCCTTCAGAGCGCAGTTTGGCTTGGTTGCCATAAAGGTCGCTCTGGACGTCCGCAAGGGTCTGTCCAGCCGCTCCCGCATACCGCTGGCTACCGAAGCCGCCAGTACCTGCAAAAGCGCCTCTAAGGGCTGGCAAAAGGTTCTGCTGTGTGTTCAAGCCGCTTTGGCGAGTCATCTCTCCAACAACGTCTTGCTCAAACGGGTTGTAGAACTGAGAAATATCAGCGGGAGATACGCCCTCGGCAGCCCCTTGCAGCGTTTGCAAGGACTGCTCCATCGGCGCCTGATAGCGATTGATGGTGCCCTGAGCCCCAGAATACAGATCTTGCAGGTTTTGTGGCAAGCCCGCGATCGTGCCTTGGTCCATCAAGCCCTGCCCAGTTGTTGCCAACTGAGTCAGGTAGTCCGTCAGGTATTGAGGCGCCACCTGTTGGGTGGAGGACTTCAGCTCAACTGGTGTGGGCGTGCCCGGATCAAATAAACTCATTTGGCGCTCCTTTTGCTAGATTTTAAGTAATCCAGCGGGGATTTCAAAGCTGGAGGTGGAAGATCTTTTGGCCCCTTGGATCTGGATCTATCTCGAATGTTGTGCATCATCTCGTACAACTTGTCAGTTCCAGCCTTGGTTGAACCGTTGCCAAGGGCGGAAACTACGTCAGCAGGGAAGACAAACTCTCCGTCTGCAAGCCATGCGGGGATGTCATCGGACTGGCCGTCACCCTTACCCGCCACATGCTTGCCATCCTTAAAGTCTTCGCGGCCGCTGTACTTGCCTAAAGCCCCCCCAGATTTTGACATCAGGGGCAGGATCATGCCGCCAGATGCCTTCAATGGCTCTACAAAACCACCTTCTTTGTAATTTGCCGAAGAGCCTGCGAGGATGTCATCGATGCTGTCTTCTGAGCCGTAAGAGTAATATTTACTATCGGGCTCAGGAGCGCTGGCAGTTTCGCCGCGCAACATTTTTGCTAGTGCGCCGATGTCTTCATCAAACTGCTTGGTTTGCTGCTCGGGGGAGGCCTTTTGCTGCATCAAGTCCAGCAAGCGTGGGTCGATTTCGTTCATCATGACGTCTCTTTCTAATTCTGCTTGGGCTTCCTTAACCCGAGCAAGTGGATCAATTGCTTGCTGCGTTTCACGCGATCTTAATGCTTCGCCCGTAGGATCGTTTGTCAGTGGAGCCCCTAGGGCGCCACCAAGCATTGCCAGACCTGTTGGGGCGTTTACCCTTGATGGGCGCACAGACTCAGGCTGAGCAACAGACTCAGTTGGCGTAGCTTGAGTTTTTGGTAGGTCAACAACCGGTTGTTTCCAGTCAGGTGGAATTTTCGTCTCTTCAAGATCAATAATCTCGCCAGTATCTGTGTTGACCTTAATCGTCGTCTGGGTGTCAGTATTGGGATCTGTTAGAACAGTGATTTGAGTATTACTGTCGATCGTGGTCTGAGTCGTTACGTTGTTGTTTGTATCAATCGTTGTCGATGTGGTCGTGTTTGTGTTTGAGTTGACAACCGTCTGCGTGTTCGTGTTTGTATTGGCATCAACCACAATCGTAGTTTGCGTGTTGGTGTTTGGATCAACAGTGGTCTGAGTTGTGACGTTGGAATTTGCATCTACTACCGTATTTGTGTTTCCATCAACCGTTGTGACTACGTTGGCATCCTTGCCCGAAGCCTGAGCCGCGTCTACGCCTGTGACATCTTGGCCCGCCGTGCTGTCAGCAATTGCTTTTCCAGCGTCCGCTTCCGAGCCAACTGGAACAATTGTTTCTGGTTTGAATGAACCATCAGTAGATGCAAGACCTTGGGACGCAAACGATTGCGTCAAGTCAGCTTGAACGTCAGCAGCAGTTTGGATAGATCCAGATGTTTTTGCACCAATGAAACCGCCAACAACTGACTTGGTCAAGGCCTCGGCAAGAGAGTCACCCGTTGCAAGGGCGATAAGCCCTTCTTCAACGCTCTCTTGGCCGAATTCTTTACCTGCGCTGGAAACTTTTTTCCCAAGAAAATCTTCTATTGCCTTACCATATTTTTTGGCAACAGCCGCATCAACAATACCAGAGGTTGCCATGGTGATGAGACCAGCAGTTCCAGCGCTTCTGTCTGCAATTCTTGCGGCCTCTGCTGGTGATGTGCCCTTTTCGATTTCCTCGGCATATATTTGACGACCAGTTGAGCCAGCCGACTCAAGAGAATTGAGCAGCGTGTCGGCAACAACCCCGGCCGAAATACCTGCAAACTTAATGATTTTGGCGGCGACTCCAACTGGCAGCGCCTCCTGAATAACTTCTTTGGCAACCTCAGTCAAGACCAACGGATTCTCAATGGCTCCCTTGACGCCAGCAGCAAGTTTCCCGTAGTAGGTGGGTTCATCCGAGACGCCCTTGACCCAATTGCTGACCGCTTGCTTGGTCTCCGGAAGCTCAAGCCTTTTTCCGATGTCTTCCAAATACTTGCCTGCGCTTACGCCAGCGTTATCACGGCTCACCAAGCCCATGTTGCCAAGACCAGTGCTGATGTCGGCGATCTGCTCACCAAACGCACCAAACAATGTTGCCAGCCCCTGCTTGGCAACATCCGATCCAGTGCCTTCAAGGCCGCCAACGCCTTCAACGATTGCGTCAGCTATGTTGGCTCCAATCTTGCCGCTCTCGCTATTAGAGTCAACGACATCATCGCCGAAACCAACAACCTCTACTATTGGAATACCGCGCTCGTCGTACCTGAAGCCACGCTGATCAAACGGTGTTGATGCGTAGTTGCCAGACAAAATATCTTGAATGGAGGCTTTCTGTAAAACTGAAACCCCGCCAGAGTTTATGGCTGTACCAATTTTTTGGATGAAGGCATCGACCTCGTTCGGGTCGAGCGTGCCAACCGTTTTGCCAAGCGCATTTGCGTACTCGTCTGCCAAGCGCTCTACCTGAGCATTTTTTGAAGTTTCGACAGGCTCCAATTGGCCGAGATCAACGCCAGTATTGACTGGTGTCGGAATCGCCCCACCCACAACAACAGCCGATGCTTCTGCTGCGGCAAGGGCTTCTTCATCAGTGGCGCCAGCGTTCTTCGCTCCGATAAAAGCAGCAGTGCTGGCATCATCTCGGGCCAACACATCCTTAGCCGTACCCTCAGCAACGGGAGCCCCCTCTATCACGGAGCTTATGGAGCTTCTGGGTTGCATCGTACTGAGGCCAGCACTTACATCAGTGAAGAGGTTGCCAAGGTAGTCGTACTTTTTGCGCCTGCCTGAAGGTGCGGAGTACCCTAAAGGTGCAGCCTGCGCCAGCCCTTTTCCAAGAGGGTCTAAATATCCGTACTGACCGCCAACATCTGACCCGCTACCATCCGGACCAGTTGCAACTGATGGGCCAGCGGCTCCTATGGATGGGGCTCCTGCGCCAGCTCCTGAGCCTCTTGCATCTCCAGCAGTAATGCCTGCTGTAAGGCCACTGGTTGCGGCGTTCACGGCCTGTCCGAGTGCGCTCTCGTTTATCGCTCCAGCCAGAGCCGATGGCATGCCAGTCGCAGAGGCAACTTGACCGAGTCCAAAATTCCCCAGAGCCCCAGCGCCCAATGTTTGAGACATCTCGCCCACAAGCGAACCAATTGCAGCGTTTGCAGCAGCAGCACCTAGATTTCCAGAGACCGCCGCATTTATAGCGCTCGGGCTTAGTCCTGTTTGTTCAGCCAAGTTGCCAACGGCAAAATCTATAGCGGCTTGACCGAACTGCCCATTCGCCAACGAGGTAACCGTTGCGGAACTAACTGGCAAACCAAGAGCATTTGAGATGGTCGTAGCAGCAATAGACGAAAACACTTGCTGGCCCACATCTAAAGGGCTGAGGCCCCGACCCATTCCACTTCCAATTGTTGCAACCAGTCCAGCGGCTGGACCACCAACAAGCCCAGCCAATGTGCCGATGTTTTCATTCATGTAGCCATGAAAGCTCTGAGCCGCAAGTGCTTGCCCAACTGTTTGGCCCGAATAACCGGGCACATCCATGTTTGACAATCCCAAATCAGACAATGTCTGAAGATCAGCATAGGAAAGATCGGAGTTGTACATCGCTCCCTGCGATGGCGCGGCAGCAGCTACGGCTGCATCTAGGGCTGCTGCTACTTCGGCAGCCGACATACCATACGCTGGCGCGGCTGCTTGGTCAGCAACCGCAGTGTCTACCCCAGTAAAGTCTCCTTGGTCATACGAAGGCGCAGGACCGGGATCAAAACCAACGGGACTGTCAAAGTTGTAATCGTTTACTGTGGGCTCAGTGGAGAACCCAAAACTACGGCTGCCGCCAGTGTCAGTCGCGCCAGAGCCTCCAACGCTAGGGCTGGCGCCTGCGGCAGCTTCAGCTCCAAAGCCGCCAACGTCCCCATCGTAGCCCCCACCGGGGCTGCTATCACCGCCGCTAGGTCCATCACCACCACCACCACCACCGCCACCGTTGTCACCGCCACCACCACCACTGTCGCCACCACCGCCACTGTCACTGCTGCCATCACCGCCGTCACCCTGATATGACGGGACGTTGTCTGGGCCGTAGTGGTCGTGCTTATCGACACCCGAACCGTGGATGTCCATCTTCTTTAAGAACTGGGCCTGCTCATCTGTGACATAGACCAGACGAGCCATCGGATGATCGGAAGAGGATTTCCACTTGGCTGGTACGTTATTGGCAGTCTCTTCACCGCCCTTGGTGTTTGACACTTGTGTGTCGGCAGTGGCGAAGAGCGGCAGACCAGACGGGCCTTGCCATGCTTTTAGGGGGTTGCCAGCTTGCTTGCCCTGCTTCTTCAGCAGTTCAATCTCTTGCTCGGTGATGTATGCCAGATGCGTTTCCAAGTCGCCCGGATTCCAATATCTTGGGGCGCTGCCGATCCTATGGTCGCTGTACCACTGCGAGCTTGTCCAAGAGCCATTTTTCAAAGCGGGTGTCTTTTTTTTCATCTCTATACCTGTCTGACTCAAGTGCCGCCGTTCATTACATTCAGGACGGCAGAAGCCCAGTCCTGCCACTCATCAAAACCATACGGGTCAGGAATGTTTTGGTTGATGAACACATCAATCGCCAGTAGACCCGCCGCCCAGCTCTTCCAGTCAGTGTCAGCATCAGGTATGGGCAAGGATTGGGCAGCGAATTGTTCGCAAACCAAACACCCCCATTGCTCAAACTCCATGTACCTTGGGTCATAGAGAATGGCCGAGCTACTAGCTGTAGCCACGCACATCCCCAAGGTCAGCGTTCACAATCACTTTGCCCATCTGAAAGTCGCCACCCGCCACGTTGGACACAAACTTCAGCCTCAGCTCCCGCCTTTGCTCTCGCAGGTCAATTTTCGTTGTTCCGGGCTCAAAAGGATAGGGGCCAGTGGTTTTATCTTCAGCCTGTGCGTAGGGGCGGCCAGTAACGAACAGCTCCATGGTGCCCTCTTGTACGAAGTCAGGCTCCAGTCGCTCAACGTGCAGCCAGCGGTTCTCCCCTATGGCCGAAGGCTGGGCGGGCCCACCAGCAACCCAGCCAAGGTCGCTGGTCTCAATAAACGCCTCAATCGCGTTGGCATGGGTGAACCTGACCTCGTCAGTGCCGATCTCGTGCTGCCACAGGCTCACAAAGCTCATGGTAGTGCTCACCGTGAAGGCAAAGCCTGCCCCGCCGCCAAAGGTGGCGCTCAGGACATCATCTGGTTGATAGTTGACGCCACGGTCATTGATCACGACTGATACAACAATCCCGCCAGAAACCACCAAGGTGGCCGTTGCGCTGCTTCCAGAGCCGCCCGTAAGGGGCAGGTAGGTATAGGTGGCGTCCGCGTAGCCTGAGCCTGCATTCGTAATCGCTCCCGCCAACAAGCCCCCGACACTGTTGATCTCGTTTCCAGCATTGATGGGGAATCGGAACACTTGCGAGAAGTAGCCAGCAGAGCGGCGGGCGCCCAAAGCGGTACCAACGTCATACCAGACGTTTTCACGAACGTTGTAGATGATGCAGTCGTTGCACTCTTCGGAGTTGCCCCTAGGATAGAACCACCAGATCTCTCCGAAGCGAGGAACCTTCGTGGCGTAGACCTTTTGGCGCTGGGCGTAGTTTAGGTTGTCAAAGAAGTAGTTCTGGTTCATGGAGTTTGGAATCTCCTTGACCACGCCGTTGTAGAGCAAGAACCGATCAACGCCGACCCAGTAGTAGATCCCGTCATACTCAATTACGGACTGGCTCGACAAGATGGAAGACTGGCTGCTGATCACGTCATAACGCCAGAACTGCGTCACAGCGGTACTGCCCAAGGTGATGGACGTTGGGTTGTAGCTCACGCGGATGACGGAGTCCAGCGACCAGAACAGCCCAGAAGGTGCGTTCGAGCCACCTCGCACTGGCAATCCCTTGACGATCTTGCCGGTCGCCATGTTCGCCTCGTTGGCATCGGCCGAGACCCAGTCGTGGAAGTTGCCTGCTGCGCAGTTGCGGATCAAGCCGTTATCGCCGTACACGAAGAGGTACGGGTGCAGAGAAACAACCCCGCCAGAAACGGCCACATTGTTGTCAAAGATGACTGGCACGTTTGTATAGCTGGCCGTGGCATTTTGGTCCAGCACTACCGTTGTAGTAGAGACAGAGACCACGCGAGTACCTACGGGGATGCCCGGTCCGCGCACGGTTTGATTAAAGCCAACTTGGAAGTTTGCTGCCGCCAAAGTGATCGTCGAAGATCCGCTTGTGATGGTTGCTACCGTGGCCTCAAAAGCTCCCACAATAGCCATCGTGTCAGTGCCCAGAGGCGTTGCAATGACGCGAGTATCGATCTCGTTGCTGATGTCGCTTAGGTTCTTGCCAGCGTGCGCAATCAGGTAGTTCAGGCCGTTTCCAGAGGAGTCAGTGAACGAGTCAAACTGCCAGAGGTTTTCTCCTGACGGCGCAAAACAAGGAAGGATAGAGCTTACGATGACCGAAAATCCAGAACCAGTGCCGCCGATGAGAGCGGTTGCAGCCGTAAGGTATTCGCTTGGCAAGTACGCGCAGCCACCAGAAATGATGGTCACTGTGGTGACGGCGCCGCCAGAAACTGTAATGTCGGCAACGGCCGCGTAGCCATCGCCTGCGGTTACGTAGGACAGGGGCACGCCCGTGTATGTGGCGTTTGTGTATCCAGTACCGCCGCTGATGATCTGCAAAGAGGTAACAGCACCGCTGAACTTGACATCAGAGATGCCAGAACCGATGCCGTTGTTGTCAATCGGCAGAACCTGCAATCCGTCTGAGTACCCGTTGTAGACGTTGTTGGAATTGCTACGAGGAACAACGAAAATGCCCCGTGAGGGGCCTGCAAGGGAGTCTGTGATCTGACGATAGCCGCCAATCTTGCGAGGGCGACCACGCTGAAATCTGACCCATTGCCCATCGACATAAAACTCTTTGTCGAACAGCGTTCCATCCCGCTGGATGCCGGGTTTGGTGTCGAGCGCAAAGACTTTTTTGGTCACGAAAATACCCCGCCAGAAATGCCGGTAGTGAAATTTCCAGAACCAGTAACAGCTATCCCCGAGGCCTGAACATCTACGACCAAGTTGCCCAGCACCGAAATGCCAAAGCGACCAGCGCCGGGGCGATAGATACCAGTGTTGGTCTCGTTGCCAAAATTAAGCGATGGTGATGCGGCCGAGCCATTCACGAGGCTGAAGGCTGTACCGCCAGCTTGGGTGGTGTTGGCGTTCAAAACGTTTGTGGCATCGCAAACAAGCGTTGCCTGACCCGATGCTGGAACGGTGGCGGTATTCGCACCAACCGAGCCCGTGGAGATCGTCAGCGTGAAGGCGCCTGCACTCGTCTGGTTTGAGATGACATACAGGTTAACCACTGGAGGAACGATGACCGTCACATTGCCCGTAAGCGTGCCGGTGTAAATCTGGATGGTGTTTGAGGCCTCGCTGGCTGTCAGCGTGTAAGTCCCAGTTACGACAGGCTTGGTGAGCACACCAAATTCAAACTGGGTGCTTACGCCGTAACCAACGGTGACGTACTCTGTTCCCGTGGATGCAATGAACGCAGACTCGCCCGGATCAAACGACTTGGTAACCGCGCCATCAATAAATTGACCGCTTGTGGTACCGATGGTGACCGTGCCAGTTCCGTTGTTTTTGAACAGCGTAAACCAGTTGTCGCCAGTCGTAGAGGACAAGGGCAGCGTAACGCTGGTTGTACCACCAGACCAGATCATGACCTTGGCCCTGTCGGTGGTCAGGAAGGTGTACGCAGCGGTCACTGAGCCTACTGGATGGCTCTGGTTCAGAGTTGAGCCAGAAGCCAGCAAACCAGCTCCAGCAAGGCTTGCCGCGTCTGCCGCAGATGTGCCCGTGCCGAAAGCTATGTTGCCCCAAGTGCCCTGATCGGTCGGGTTGGTCTTGATGTAAACGTACTTGGCCTCGCCCGGGGCAATAGTGATGATGGTCGAAGTGCCGCCAAAAGTCTTGACCGTAAACGAATTGGCCCCAACGTTGCGAATCAGGGAGTCATTTCCAACTGAGGCTTGATTGGCTGGAGGCATGAACAGTGACAGGCCAGCGCTGGCCGTAACGTCCATGATCCGAGCGACAAAGTCATCCGTAGCGTTGCCGTTGAGCGGCCACTCTAGTTGAGTGTTGGCTGTCAGAGTAACCGAGCGGTACGAAACATCCGTTGGTTGGATGACATTACCTGTGAAGGGGCTGTTGTAACTCATCATCGATCCTTATGTGTCAATCGCAACCGCCTGACGGTCGGCCACGCGAAGTTTGTCTTCCGCCACCAGAACATCCATGGACTGCTGATACAGGGCTTGCCACAACTGCACTCGTTCATCGTTCTTCAGGAACGGCATGGCCTGAAGCAAAGTGCCATACAAAAGCGCCTGCGGGGCGTAAGTGGTGAACCAGTTGGTCTGGTTGGAAGAGTCAAGAGGCTGGAGGCGCTCGTAGTACAGCACTTCAAAAACGTAGTCATCATTGGGGGTGGGGGCCACCATCCAATGGGTGTAGTCGTAGTCGCAGTAAAACTTGGGAACATCTGAGGCCGTTGGGTTGGGCCAATACTCGCGCAGGTATTCGTACTTGCGAAGCAGCACTGGCTGGCGCTTGCCCGCCACCGTGATGTTCATGGAAACCGTTTTGTGCCAGCGGGCTGGCTTGTCGATCACGTTGGCGTTAAGCACCATGGTGCTTTGCTGCACGGTCATGTTGCCCAAGAACTTGATCTGGGCGGCAATTGTTTGCTCGGCCAGCATAATGAACAGCGGGATTTTGTCCAAAGTCGCTGGGTCAGTTCGCTCCAAATAAGATTGAACGTTTTCGACCAGCGAGTCGTAGGTCATTACGGCGGCGACTGTCATTACCAATTACCTCTTGTAAGTTTGTAGGTCATTTTAGTCTCTGCTTAAACGAAAGGCAATTAAACGAACTGGCGGGTTCCGAGCTTGTCAATAATCAGAGCCTGCCTGCGTGGAGGCCCATCGGGGCTGTTTGGGATGCTGATATGGGTCCAAGCATCAAACTCACGGATGATCTGGTCAAAAGGCAGTTTGGAGGCCACCAAAGCCCTCACCACGGCGTCTGGCGCCATGCTTGGTACTCGGATGTCAGCCGCGCAGCCCAAACGGTGCTGGGAGGTGTCTTTGGAGCCTACGCTGTCGTTGACTTGTTTTGATCGGAAGGCGCTGTTGACCATGATTGGCTTGCCGTCCAGATAGGTCTTAACCTTCTCCAAGAACTCAGCCAATCGGACAAGGTTTGCCATCTCGGCATCGTTGGGGGTGTTATCGAACTGCCTGTGGCTGGTGGCAGTCAACTCCTCAAGGGTAAAGTGATCGGTCAGCTTCATTTTTTACCCAGCTTCATGTCGGCCAGCTTCTCGACCGTACGGCCACCAAAGTAGGCAAGGAAGATGATCTGCCCCCACTGGCCCAGCAGTTGGACGTAAGACTCCTGCGCGTTGTAGCCAAACGCAGACATCATGGTGAACAGGAAGAAGGCCACAAAGATAGCAATCAAAGCCATTGGGCGGATGTTCTTGGACAGCCATGAGTCACTGCCCATGTCCGAGCGCCAGCGGTCTGTGGTGTTTTCCTGCTCGACCTCAAACAACTTGGTGTCGTTCGCCATCTTTGCCAACTCGCCATCCTGCGCCATTTTTGCCAAGTCCATCTGGGCCTTGGCCTTGGCTTCAGGATCAGGTATAAACTTGTCGATGAGCTTGGAGCCGACTTCTAATAGTGCTGTGATGGGAGACATGATTTAGCCTTTCAAGTCAAAACTTAGATTTGCATGGCGAGGGTACTGAACGATACGCTCACCCTCTGGACACTTGTATTTGATGGTCGCCAGCAAGGTGGCTTTACCGGGTGCAATCTTTTCTTTTCGCACCATTGTGAGTTGATAGGTAAACGTATCAATGTCTGGCCCAGCAGGGCCACTGAACTTACTCGCGGTGGTGGTCGCCTCATGCACCATGCCTGCTGCATCACGGATGTTTGGCGTAAAACTCTCAACAGAACAGTCGTCCCGTTTTTTTATTCTTGCAACCGTGACGTTGATAGGCTGTCCAGCCTCTGCCACAATTTTAAAATTCTGTG